GCTTTTGGTATACAAAAGTTTTTGTCTGTCAGTGATGACAAGCATGAGATAGCTTCTCTTACATATCCTAACCTAGACTCTTGGTTGTGGACAGGTATGAAAGATGAAGCGAGTAAAATATGGAGTTTAAAATAATGACTGATTCTAAAAAGATAGAAGACCTGCAAAAGGATATTGAGACTATGGAAAAAGAGTTAGCTGAAGCTAAGAAAACCCTTCGTGATATGAGAACTAAGGGTTTGAGAGAAGCTATGGAAGCTAAGAAGTTAGCAGATGAAGCTGTTAAAGAAGAGATGAAAGCTCTTGGTGTTTCATATTCTCATGACTCATACGAGTTCAATCCTTTTACAGGGTGGAGAAGGTTACTCTAGTGTCTCCACACAAAGTACGCAGAGATGCAATAAAGCATGGGTATAGGAGTGGCTTAGAACATAAGCTCTCCACATACTTAAAAGAAAACAAGTGTAAGTTTTCGTATGAGTCTATTAAAATAGAGTGGGAAGATTTATGTTATCGCACCTATACCCCTGACTTTATATTATATAATGGGATTATAATAGAAACTAAAGGCAGGTTCTTAACATTAGATAGAAGAAAACATCTAGCGATTAAGAAGCAACATCCAAACTTAGACATTAGATTTGTGTTTGAAAATAGCAAAAGAAAACTTAGTAAAGGTGCTAAATCAACATATGCAGAGTGGTGTATTAGATATGGATTTAGATATTATGATAGAATAATACCTGAAGATTGGTTGAAAGAGAAAGGTAAAAACAAACACCCTAAGTTCATACGATTTTCAACAACAAAGATAAGGAGATAAATATGGATAAATATGATGTACAAACGAATGATTTTATGATTGTAGTTAAACCCCACCTTGATAAAAAGAATAAGTGGACAGGAGAGGTAACTCTCAAGATGGTAGTGGACAAAGCTAATAAACTAGACGATGATGATTTCTATTCTATGCTTAGTTTTACTAAACAGATATGTGCCTCTGTTCCTTTGATGGAAGAGAACAAAATATTTAGAGAAGCTACTGAGCAACTCGCTGACAAATATTTATCACAAGAAGAACTAGCACAAGGCATAGAGAGATTGACTCAGCCTAAAGAACGTGGTAATGTTATACACGTCAACTTTAAACCTGAAGGCAAATTACATTGAGGCATTTAGAATATATGAAAAAGAAATTTAAAGAACTAGAAGAAAAATCAAAGGAGCAAAAAGTGAAATATTTATCAGGTGTAAAAAAACAAGCACAAGAACAATCAGACCATAAACAAACTATGGATATGGTTAATCATCCACCACACTATAACAAAGCAGGTATAGAAACTATAGATGCTATTAGAGCTATGACTGATAATGGGTTTGAGTATTACCTACAAGGTAACATCATGAAGTATCTTTGGAGATACAGATACAAGAATGGTGTAGAAGATTTGAAGAAAGCACAATGGTATCTTACAGAACTGATAGACGTGGTTGAAAAAGATGCGAGTTAAAATTATGATGACACTGTATATCGACCCTGAAGAGTATGCAGTACCTGCCGATGGCAACGTAGACGAAGAGATGGAAGAATACATCAATGAGACTTTTCACGAGATAGAAGGAGTGAAAGTTAAGAGTATAAAGATAGTAACAGAGGAGACCTAAATGCAAAACTATTTACCAACTGATTATCAAAATTTTATAGCTCTTTCTAGATATGCAAGATGGAAAGACGATGAGCAAAGACGAGAGACTTGGATAGAAACTGTGGATAGATATATAGGTTACATGGATAACCATCTAAAAACTAATTATAACTACACGATTACTAAAGCTCTCAAAGAGAAACTAAATGAATCTATAGTATCTCTTGGCACTATGCCAAGCATGAGAGCATTAATGACTGCAGGTATAGCGTTAGATAGGTGTCATGTAGCAGGGTATAATTGTAGCTACATACCTGTAGATAGTCCACGTAGCTTTGATGAATGTATGTATATACTTATGTGTGGCACAGGTGTAGGTTTCTCTGTAGAAAGAGAGAATGTAGATAAACTACCTGTAGTAAACGAACACTTTGAGCAGTCATCTACTGTTATAAAGGTTGCTGATAGTAGACCCGGATGGTCAAGAGCATTACGTGAGTTAATATCTTTATTATATGCAGGACAGATACCTACATGGGATGTATCCGAGGTAAGACCTGCAGGTGCTAGACTAAAAACTTTTGGTGGTAGAGCATCAGGACCTGCTCCTCTCATAGACTTGTTTAAGTTTTGTATACAGAAGTTTGAGGGTGCAAAAGGTAGAAGACTATTTCCTATAGAGTGTCACGATATCATGTGTAAGATAGGGGAGGTTGTAGTTGTTGGTGGTGTTAGACGTTCTGCTCTTATCTCTTTGTCTAACTTAGGTGATGACCAAATGCGTCATGCCAAGTCAGGACAGTGGTGGGAGAATGAAGGGCAAAGAGCATTGGCTAATAACTCTGTAGCGTTTAAAGGTAAGCCTGAGATGGGTACATTCATGAGAGAGTGGACATCATTATATGAATCTAAATCAGGAGAGCGTGGTATCTTTAATAGAAAAGCCGCAAAAGTAAAAGCATCGGAGAATGGTAGACGTGAGACTGAGCATGAGTTTGGATGTAATCCATGCAGTGAGATTATACTTAGACCTTATCAGTTCTGTAATCTTACAGAGGTTGTTGCACGAGAAACAGATGATATAGTATCCTTGAAAGATAAAGTTCGCATGGCTACTATATTAGGCACATTTCAATCTACTCTTACAGACTTTAAGTATCTACGTAAAGTATGGAAATCTAATACAGAGGAAGAGAGGTTGCTAGGTGTATCTTTGACAGGTATATTAGACTGTCCTGTTCTATCTCCTGATAATAGTAACTTATCTTTTAACTTACAACTACTAAAAGAGGTTGCAGTAGAAACTAACAAGAAGATTGCTAAAGACTTAGGCATACCACAGTCAACTGCTATAACATGTATCAAACCTAGTGGCACAGTTAGCCAATTAGTTGACAGTGCATCAGGAATACATGCAAGACATAATCCTTTCTATGTTAGAACTGTGCGTGGAGATAATAAAGACCCACTCACACAGTTTATGAAAGAGAGTGGTATCCCTGCAGAACCTGATGTCATGAAGCCTGACAGCACAACTGTGTTTAGCTTTCCTATGAAGTCACCTACAGGTGCTATCACTAGAACTGAGATGACTGCTGTACAACAGTTAGAATATTGGCTCATGTTCCAAAGAAGTTGGTGTGAGCATAAACCATCTGTAACTATATCTGTAAAAGAAGATGAGTGGATGGATGTAGGAGCTTGGGTATACAGAAACTTTGATGAGGTATCAGGTATATCCTTCTTACCTTTCAGTGACCATACATATGCACAAGCACCTTATCAAGATATAAATGAGGAAGAGTACAAAGAGTTACATAGTAAGATGCCTACCTCTATTGATTGGTCTAAGTTAGCAGACT